GTCAATCGTGACCGGCCCGTTTGTCGCCTGGCTCCTATGGCTGCGGATATGGTTCACGCAGGACGGTTGCGGCGGTAGCTGCCAGCAAGGCCGGCGCCCGTGCGACTGCAAGCCGCCGAGGGGCGAGTCGTGAGCCGACCATTCTGCAAGCTGTTCGGGCCGCCCGACGACCAGGTCCTCGCGATGCTCGACACCGATCGGGACGGGGCGCCGCGCGTGCGCGTGATCTTCCAGGATGCGGCCGGCGGGATGGTCAGCGCAACGAGCGTATTCGACCATAACACGTCGGGGGCCCTGGCGGCTCGCCTGCACTTCGACGCCCTTAACGAAACCAGCGCGCGGCATGTGGCTGTGCGCACATTACAGGAGATAACGACGTGAATAAACAAGAGAGACTGCTGGCGCTGGCAAACCGCATTGATCATGAGGAGTTGTGGCGACGGGCTGGCGCTGACCGCCACTTGCTGACGCTGGAACAGATAGACCGCTTAGACGCTGGCGTGATGCTGCGCCGCTACGCCGACATCCTCGAACCTGGGCACTGGCTCGTGATCCCGCCGACGGGGTCGGGGCAATTCGGTGCCGGCACGCTCGACAAGGCTGTAGAAATGGCGAGGCCGCGCACGCCAAGCGCACAGGCCGATGATGTAGTGTTCGACGTTATCGTTATTGCGGGCCAATCATACAGCGAGAGGCTTGCAGACCATGCGTATGTAAGGGGTGAGAGCGTCGATTCGGCCGCGCCCTCGAACAGCACCGATGCCAGCGCGAATACGCCGGAACCTTGCGCCAACCCCGCAGCATGCGCTGCTCAAGGATGCATTAACCCGTGCAGCCGATGCGAGGAAGCTGCCGATGGCATTGGTAGTGACTCGAAGTTTTTCGGGTTACTCGGGAATTATGCCGTGGCCTATAAAGAACCGCCCGAATCTGAGCGTTTTATGAAGGCACGCGCTGCCCTCATCGCCCACATCGAATCCCTGATCGCTGCGCGGGTAACACAGGCCGCGCCTGCGGTGCGCGCCCAACTCGAAGAGCAGATCATCGGGCACCGCATCGCCATCACGCCGGAATATGAAGGTGGGTTTCACGCGTCGATCTACGGCGAGGAAGCGGAACCGCACTCCAAGGGTTACGGCAAGACGCCGAGCGAGGCCATCGCCGCCGCCCTGCGCACCACCAGCACCGATGGCGAGAAAGGCGGTGCAGCGTGAGCCGCCGCCTGTACGAGCGAGCCGCGCCCGCACCGACAAGGCCCGAGCTGACCGTATGGTACGGCGCGATGCCTGAATCGAACGGCAAGTCGAACTTTACGGCAACCCTGATGCGCAAAGGCGCGAGCATGTTCGATACCAACAGCTACACCTTCGCGCTTTCAGAGTACCCCGACCGCGTGCGTTACGAAGCCGACTGCATGCGCTACCTGATCGGCGAACTGGACCGCGCGCCGTTCATCCTCGACTACGACGCAGACAAGCACAGCGGGTACGTTGAGCCCGCACCGGCCACCCAGCAAGCCAGTGCAATCCCGGCGCATGCGTGCGAAATAGACCTTGCATCGGCGCCGGTCGTGTTCTCCAAGAACGGCGGCCCCGACGAGGCCACCCAGCAGGCCGGGGCGGCTGTGGCTTCGGAGTGCGAAAGCTGCGAGGGCCATGGAATGGTGCGTGGGCATAACATGTACCTTGACCATGACCCTCGCACTATCCCTTGTGCTGACTGCGACGGCACCGGCCGGATCAGCCCGAATGAACTGTGTGCGCGCTGCGACCAAAGCGGCATCCTTCCTGCGGCTACCGCGGCAAGCACTCCGACCTGTCCGCATTGCGAGAAGGATGCGCTGGCGCCCGCGCACAAAGACGGCGACGTGCAGCACTACCAGTGCGGCGAGTGCTTGAACCACTCCCATGCGGCCACTACGGCAAGCGCGAGCGAGGGAAAGGCATGGACCGCCGACGAGATCGCTGACGCCTGTGTTAAAGCTGGCCTTGGCATCTTGGAGTGCAATTCCTTGATCGTTACGCTCAAGGGAACTGGCTGCACTCCAGCACCCAGCCGACCGTGAGTAGCGTAACCCCCGCCGCCGACGTCCTGGCCGCCGAGCTGTCGGCGCTGGGCGTCACGCTGCCGCGCGCCGAGTGCGTGCGGATTGCCCGCGCCATGCTCGACGCTCGGACGCGTATGCGGTTCAGCAGCCCCAAAGCGCAATCGCGGCTCGCCAACGTGACCGCCATCATTATCGAACGCCAGGGGCGCGTGTCGTGCGCGACCGTGGCCGCACAGCTCGGCATCGGCCCCGAGACTGCGCGTTTGTACCTGGCCGAGGCCCGCCGACTCAATCCCAAACTGCCATGACGAAAATAATCCCCCTCCCCGACCTCGCCCTCAACCGCGGCCATTACCTCAAGCGCGTCGGTCCCCCCTGCGGCTGGATGCTGTTCGACGCATCCGGCCCGATCCGGCCGCTCTCCTGGTTCGAGTCCCGGTTCGTCGAAGCGGCCAGTGCGCCCGACCCCCAAGTCGCCGAGGTACTCGACAAGGCCGCCGCGGCGCTGCGCGAGTACGCCAAGCGCGACGATAACCAGCTCGACAAACTGCTCGCCGCCTCACGCGAGGCCGCGGGCAACCCGCGCATGAGCCGGGGGTTCGTGGCGGGCCTGCAGGCGGCGCACGCGCTGCTGTCGGGGGCGGGGGACCTGGACGCCCTCGCGCGACGCGCCGCGAGCCTGGAGCGGGCCAGGGCGCCTCTCGATATGCTCATCATGGCCGCGATGCTCGGGGCCGGCATGGGGGCGGCGTTCGCGTTTGTGTTGACGTGAGCCGCACCAGGCCCCCAAAAGAAAAAGCCCGCACGTAGCGGGCTTTTTGTTGGACTGGCGCCGTTGCAGCGGGCCAGCCCGATAGTTGTTGCGACAGGGAGCACGATCCAAGTGCAGTCAGTATATCACGCGATGAACTCCGGGGCGGGCGCGGCTATCGAGTCTATCATTGCGGCGACCGCAACCCCGTGGATTCGGCGCCGCTCGGCGGCCACGTCGACGGGCCGTGCGTTCATCAGTACCCGGGCCGTATCTTGCATAAACGCTACGTCGTCGGCGTGCAGCTCGAGCTTGAGCAGTATCGTTCCGGCGTCGCCGTGCGTGCCTGCGCGGTCGATACCGGCGCATTCGTCGGGCAAAAACGGGTAGCGGTTTTTCATCAGCACGACCGCTAATTGCTTAATCTGCCGGATATCCTCGACAAAGCACCGCACCTTGACCGTGCTCATTGTTGCAACCGCTGCCTGGCGGGCGTCGCTAACCTCGCGCATCGCTGCGGCTTTGGTTTCCCGGTCCTGGGAGTTTGTCGCCGCATATACCTTGCTCACCGCCTGGATGCACGCCTGGCACGATCCGCTTTGAGTGTACCGCTCGGCGACGTGGCCGTTAGAACACGGCTTTCCCGTAAAATACTTTTTGAGATTGCGCTTGGCAGCCTCTTTGCGCGTCGTTATTTCCATTTAAGAGCCCCGGTAACTAGAACATCATAAGTCTAGCAAGCGTCGAAAATTATTACAAGTGGCGTTTGTGAATTCTTATGATGTCACTAGTTTTCGGTCACGCTGGCGTTTAGCGGCGCGTTTATGATCCCGCTCTCAGGTTTAACGGTCGGTTAGCGGCTAAAACTACCCCCAAAGTCGCACCCCGTACACGTTTCGCCTTACTACGGCTTATATAAAAAGCGAATACTAATATTATTATTATGATGTCATAAGTGCATATGATACGTAATTCTTCATATAGATTTACAGCGTTATCTTAGGGTATGGGGTATTTTTAAAAGAATATATAGAAGAATCAAAGACTTAGAGTAACCCCAAGTTGACACCCCGATAACACCCCAGTACCCCGCCGCTAAATTAAGCCAGCGTGGCCGCTAAACGTGACCGTCAATTGCTAAAAGCGACTGTCAGACACTCGCCACAAGGGCTAGCAAAAGTTCCTCGCGTCAACTTGACATTTCCTATGTACAATGCGGAACATGAGCGCGAAGCCCCTCAACCCGCGAAACCTGTTGTTTATCGACGCCCTGTATGCCGACCCTGAACGGATCGCAGCCCGGGCGTATTCGCTCGTCTACGGCATCGAGGGCAAGCCGGCAAGCGTGGCCGCCTCGCGCCTCTTGCGTGACGAGCGGGTCAAGGCGGAAATGGCGCGGCGCGATGCCGAGATAGCTGCAGCGGCCCCGATATCCCCCGAGGAGGTCCGGCGCGAGATAACCGACCTGGCGAAAGCCGACCCGCGCGACCTGTTCGAGTACCGCCGCGGCGCCTGCCGCTACTGCTACGGCGACGGCTTCATGTACCAGCGCACGCCGCAGGAATACCGCGACGCGTTCGCCGAATACCAGGCCCTGCGCGGCCAGACCGACCCCGCCGGCCTGCACTTCGATCATAAGGGCGGCGTCGGCTTCAACCCCAACCGCGAGCCGCATCCAGGCTGCCCCGAGTGCTTTGGGCACGGCGAGGGCTACACCTACATCAAGGACAGCCGCACCGTGCCTAAAGCGGCGGCCAGGCTCATTGCGGGCATCGAGGAGACGAAATACGGCGTCAAGGTGCGCACGCGCAGCCAGGACGGCGCCGTCGAGCTGGCGGCCCGCATGCACGGCCTACTGGCGCCGAAGGGCGACGACCAGGATGGCGACGTGCCGCCGGCCGCGACCGTCACCTATGCGGCCCGTGACGCGAGCAAGCCGGCATGAGCGCTCGCGACGTCCATATCCTCGTCGAACCGAACGTACCGCAAACGTCGTTCCTCCAGCTCCCGCAAAAGTTCCGCGCCTTCGTGGCCGGCTTCGGGACGGGCAAGACGTTCGTCGGCTGCATGGCTCAGGTCGGTCATTACCTGCAGTTCCCGCAGATCAACCAGGGCTATTTCGCGCCGACGTTCCCGCACATCAGGGACATTTTTTACCCGACTATCGAGGAGGTCGCCGCGCTGCACGGCATGCGCGTAAAGATCAACGAGAGCAACCGGGAAGTGCATTTCTACCGCGGGCGCTGGTACTACGGCACGACTATTTGCCGCAGCATGGAACACCCCGAGCGCATCGTCGGCTTCAAGATCGGCCGCGCGCTGATCGACGAGCTGGACGTCATGAAGCCGGATAAGGCCCGCCGCGCCTGGCGCAAGATCATTGCCCGCATGCGCTACAACGATCCGCGCATCGCCAACGGGATCGACGTCACGACCACGCCCGAGGGCTTTAAATTCACGTACGAGCAATTCGTCGAGGCGCCGCGCCGCAATCCCGACGTGGCCGCACTGTACGGCATGGTGCAGGCGAGCACGTACGACAACGCGGCGCACCTACCTGACGACTACATAACATCGCTGCTGCTGTCCTACCCGCCGCAGCTCATCCAGGCGTATCTAAACGGCCAGTTTGTCAACCTGACGACCGGCAACGTGTACCCGAATTACAACCGGCTCAGTCTGCTCAACCTGACATACGAGACGATACAGCCGGGGGAATGGCTGCATATCGGCATGGACTTCAACGTCGGGAAGATGGCCGGCATTGTCCACGTTATCCGCAAGGGCCGACCGTACGCCCTGGACGAGTTTTGCGAGCTGCTCGACACGCCGGCAATGATCGCGGCCATCAAGCTAAAATATCCGCAACGCAATATTTCCGTGTATCCTGACGCGAGCGGCGCCAACCGCAGCACCAAGGGGGCGAGCGAGACCGACCTCTCGTTGCTGCGCGCGGCCGGCTTCGCCGTCATCGTCAACGCCAGCAATCCGCGCGTACGCGACCGAATCATCTGCATGAACCAGGCATTCACGATGGGCTATTGGGTCAACCCGACGACGTGCCCAAAGTACGTCGAGGCGCTGGAGAAACAGGCGTACGACGACAAGGGCGAGCCGGACAAATCGAGCGGGTTCGACCACCCGAACGACGCGGCCGGTTATTTCATCAACAAGCAATTCCCGCTCACGCACGTACGCGTCGGGCGTATCGCATTGAAGGGGCAATGATGCCAGTCGACAGCAAGGACAAGACCCACATTGACCAGGCGCCCGCGTGGGGCTTCATGCGCGACCTGGTCGCCGGCCAGCGCGTCGTGCATGCGAAGGGCGAATGCTACTTGCCGCGGCTGTCGGGCGAGAGCGACGACGACTTCAAAGCCCGCATCAAGCGCGCCACGTTTTTTAACGCGACCTGGCGCACGATCGAGGCGCTTGTCGGGATGCTGTTCCGCAAACCCCCAGCCGTGACCGTCTCGCCGGCAGCCGAGGGCATGCTCGCCGACGTCACCAAGAGCGGCCAGGCGTTCCCCGCGTTCGGTGAGCGCGCTGCCGAGGAACTGGAGACGGTCGGGCGCGTCGGGCTGCTGGTCGACTACCCGCAAACCTCAACGGCGGGCCTCACGGTCGCGCAGGCGCAGGAGCTCAACGTGCGGCCGCACCTAGCGCTGTACCGTTCCGAGAGCATCCTTAACGCTCGCTACGCCTGGATCAACAATCGGACCGTGCTGTCGCTCGTCGTGCTCGAGGAGACGGTCGAGGAACCGGGCAAGGATAAATACACGCCGTCAACCGTCACCCAATGGCGCGAGCTCGAGCTCGTACCCGTCACGGTTGGCGACGTAACGCGCCACTTGTACCACGTCGGCATCAAGCGCAAGGACGCCAACGGCGCCGAGTATTACCACGTCCAGCCGTTCATGCCGATGATGGGCGGCCAGCCGATGACTGAAATTCCGTTCGAGATTGTCGGCGACGGCGTGCCGCCGCTCGAGGACCTGGCGCGCGTCAACGAGAGCCACTATCACACGACGGCCGATCTTGAGCACGGGGCGCACAAAACCGCCCTGCCGCAACCGTGGGTTGCCGGCCTGGATGAACGGGTCGACGCCGAGGGCCGCCCGGTCGACCGTACACTCAAAATCGGCGGGGGACACGCGTGGGCGCTGCCGCAGGGCGCCACGGTCGGTATGCTCGAATACACCGGGCAGGGTCTGGCCGCGCTGGAGAAGCGTCTCGACGTAAAGGAGCGGCAAATGGCGGTCCTGGGCGCGCGCATGCTCGAACAGCAAAAGAGCGGCGTCGAGACGGCCGAAACTGCGGGCATCCATCGCAGCGGCGAGCAGTCGATCCTACAGAACCACGCCGACGCCCTGAGCGCCGCATTTACTCGCGTGCTCACCTGGTTCGACAAGTGGGCAGGCGGGCCCGGGACCGACGTCAGCGCGGCTGTGAACAAGGACTTTTTGCCGGCCACGCTCGACGCGCAGGCGATTACCGCGCTCGTGGGCGCCTGGCAGCAGGGCGCCATCAGCAAAGAGCAGCTATTCCTGAAACTTCAAAAAGGCGGGGTCGTGAGCGATGGCGCAGATTTTGAGGACGAAGAAACGAAGATCGCCAACGCCCCGCCGGTCCTATCTGCCGGGGCGGTCTAGCGCACGTTCCCGTTACGGTCGTACATACCGGACGGAACGGGGCCCGGGTCGAGCTGGGCGTCAGCCTCGGTGATGACCTTGTCGAGCGCGACGAGCACGCGGGCAGAGGTCGGGGTTCCCTTGCCGGCGTCCACCTGGGCGCGCAGCTCGTCGCGGTACTGGCGGGCGAAGTGCAGCAAGCGCAGGGCGGTAAATGCTTTGATTGCGGGGGCCATGATTGATACTCCAGGGTTAGCGGGGGGCGGGCGCCCTCCAGTTGAGGGAAATAGGTGCGGGCTTCGGGGCGTCGCGCCGCGGTGCGGGCGCAGGCGGGTTCAACTCGCGCCACGCCTGCCAACGCTCGCGGCTGGTGCGGCCCGCCGGCCTGGGCGCGTCGGGGCGGTTGCCCGCCCGGTAGTACGGGGTTGCGCGGCCGGCGCCGTGCGTGAGCCATTGCGCGACGTAGATTTTGCCGTCAGCGTGCAAGAGCCTGAGACAGTCGATCGCGGTATTCGGATGGATGCCTTCGGCGACCGCGATCTGCAGATAGGAGCGGGCGCCGTACTTGAGGCGCCGCAAGATGCTTTCGGCGCGCTCGGGCGGGACGCGGGTTATTGAGCTCATGTTAGGCGCAGAAGTGTTCGATTGCCTCGCGCAAGCCGACCGACAGCAGTTGGTGAAACTGTGCCGTAATGGTGGCGTGACCGGCGGCGACCAAGTCGGCGATAACTCGAGCGGTCGTGCCGTGCTTCGATGCTAGGAAATCGAGGACCGATTCAGTAACGGCTTTGCCGATCAGTTTGGCCTGCTCTGCGTTCATGTTTTTCTCCGGTTGTGTTGTCGATGTGTGTAAGAATAGTTTAATTACTTAACTCTGTCAAGCGGAATTATGGACAAAGACGACCAAATAGCCGACGAGCTGATCGCGCGGCAAATTACCCTGTTCCGCTTCGCCAGCGGGGAGCGTGGCCGTATCCTGGCTATCCTGCGGCAAATGGAGGACGATCTAGTCGAGCTGCTGTTCTACTCGGGCAAAAAGCTAACCGACATCGGTCGCGAGGACAAAGCGCGCTTGCTGCGCCAGGCTCAGGCCGTCATCAACGAGTATTACGGCAAGGCCGGCGACCAGGTCGGCGAGTCGCTCGCGGGCCTGGCGCACCTGGAGGCCGAGGCATACGCGGCCACGCTGGCGACGGCGTTCCGATCGGCGATTGAGCCGGCGCTACCTACCGAGGCCGTGCTCCGCAAGCTGGCCGGCGACACGTTGATCCAGGGCGCCCCTTCGGCCGACTGGTGGAAACGACAGGCCGGCGACGTCGCGTTTCGGTTCAAGACGGCTGTAGCACAAGGGCTCGCACAATCCGAGACGAACGACCAGATCATCCGGCGTATCCGCGGCAGCGCGACGGGCTTTACGATGGTCGACGGCAAACGCGTCTACACGTACGCCGGGGGCGTGATGGACATCGCGCGCCACAATGCCGCAGCGCTCGTGCAAACCAGCGTCCAAGCCGTCGCCAACGCAGCGCGGCGCGAGACGATGCTCGCGAATGACGATGTAGTTAAAGGGCTGCGCCAGGTTTCGACGCTCGATGGACACACGACGAAAACGTGTGTCGCGTACAGCGGCGCGGCTTGGTCGCTGCCAGGGTACAAGCCGACGGCGCCGAACAAGCTGCCGTACAACGGGGGCACGCCGCGGCACTGGAATTGCCGCAGCGTCGAAATCCCCATAACCCGCACGTTCCGCGAGCTGGGGATCGACCTCCCCGAGTTCGATCCGGCCAGCACGACCAGGAGCGCGCACGGCGGGCCGATCGCGGCCGATATGTCGTTTAACGCGTTCCTGCGCCGCAAGCCCGATTCGTTCGCCGACGACCTCCTCGGGCCCGGGCGCGCGCAGCTTTGGCGTGACCGCAAAATCACGCTGCAGCAGCTCCTAGACCAGAACGGCCGGGAGCTGTCGCTCGCCGAGCTACGCCGGCTTTACGGGCGCTAACTCGGGAACAGCGCGCGCCATGCGCCGCGGGCAAGCGTGCCGGCGCCGATTACGGCGAGAGTGATGAAGGTATAGAGGACGATTTCGGTATGGCTCATGGAGGGCTCCAGGTTGAGTGTTGGAGCCCCCAGCATACATTGTCAGAACATCTAGCCTTTTGGCGTTCCGCAAGATGGCAGCACCCCCGCACGCGCGGCGGCTTTGCGCGCATCACGGTTAAACTTGCGCGAACCTCCCGCAGTCGCTGCGGCCGATCGTAGGCGCGAGTCGGTTTTGACTGACTGATGCAACGGGCCCGGCGCAACGCCCCACAAGGCCCAGCCGCTCACGAACAGCCGCCGCGCCACTCGGCGCTGATGCGCGTCATTTGAGCACCCCCGCACGGCGAGCACGGTCGAGCACTTCCAGCGCGATAGCGTGATGCGATTTGCCGCCAGGCCCGGGGCCCGACTGCGGGTACGCGACGCCGGCCAGGGCCGCCGCCAGCTCCTCAGGCGTGGGCGGGCTAGGGGGCTTGGGCGAAACCTGATCGAACAGCAAGCGCGCCGGTCGAGCCCAATTCTCCAAGCGCTTACCGAAGTCACCCGGTTGAGGATGCTCCGCAATCGCCAATGCTTTCTCAATGCAGCCGACCAGCAAATCCGCTTGCTGCTGGGCCGGCGTGAGCTCGGGCGCTTCCACGTTGAGCATCACCGTACGATCGCGCGCAAACTCATTCATTTTCGGGGCGTCGACGTTCAGGCGATGCTGCCATACGTGTACCAAATCATCGACCACGTTGACCTTAATCACGGCGTATTTACGGGGTTCGATCAGCTTGCCGAACTGGTCCCGATCGTAGACCAGCACGTCCCCCGGTTCGAGCTCGTCGACTCGTTTCTGAATTACTCGCATTTCCCCTGCTCCTCGTAGTTATCGGCAGCGCCCGACGCGCCGCACATGAGCAACTTTAGTTCAATAATTAAACTCTGTCAAGCGTCATGTTTGATATTTCGCAAAAGCATCAAAATGTGTTATAGAATTGCGGCAACACTCGCCAGGGGCGAGCCGAATTTGCGGCAGGGCCGCTAACCATCCCCGAGGGATACCCAAAATGTTCGCACCGTTACAACGTCTTTTCCTTGCCGCGATGCTGTTGTCGCTGCGTATCGAAATGCTGGGCTTGAAAGTGTGGGCGCGCGAGCGTGCCTATCACGCTCTGACCCGCTACTCGTTCCGTTCGGGGCTGGTGGCGTATGCGTTCGATCCCGAGGACGAGGACGTTAAAGCGGCAATCCAGGCAGCCGTAGACGAGGCAGTCTCGGGGCTCAAGGCCAGCAATAAAAAGCTGCTCGCGGACCTCAAGAAAGCCAAAGCCGGCGGCGAGGTTGATCCAGCAGAGCTGGAACGCCTTGAGGGCGAAGTCGAGAAATTGACGACGCAGCTTGCCGACGCGAACACGAAATTGAAAGCCGCCACGAAGCAAGCCGAGACGGCAACGGCCGCGCTGACCGCCGAGCAGGGGCATACGCAAAAGCTGCTCGTCGAAAACGGCCTCGTGGCTGCCTTGACCGAAGCGGGCGTCAAGGACCCGACCTTGCTTAAAGCTGCGGCGGCCATGATCCGCACCGGCCAAAAGATCGAGATCGCGGTTGACGGCGAAACCCGCGTCGCGAAGGTCGGCGATAAGTCGCTCGGCGAATTCGTCAAGGCGTGGGCGCTGGGCGACGAGGGCAAAACCTTCGTGGCCGCTCCCCACAATAACGGCGGCGGCGCTGGCGGCAGCGGTAACGGGGGCGGCAAGACGAACCCCTGGGCAAAAGATTCGTTCAACCTGACCGAACAGGGACGGTTGTACTCCGAAAATCCGACGCAAGCTAAAGCCCTGGCGGCAGAGGCCGGCGTCACCATCCAATAGGATAAATCATGGCCGTTACGCAAATTTCCGACGCAATCGTCCCGGGCATCTGGACCCCGTACGTCCTCAATCGCACCGTGGCGACCTCGGCCCTGTGGCGCTCGGGGATCATCGTCGCCGACCCGCAAATCGACGCCCTGGCGAAAGGCGCGAACAAGGTCTACGACATGCCGTATTGGGGCGACCTGTCGGGCTCGGGCCGCTCGAACCGCGGCGACGACAACCCGGCGAATCACTCGACCCCGGCCAAGATCGGCAGCGGCGAGGACAAAGCGCGCAAGCAATTCCGTAACAAGTCCTGGTCGACGATGGACCTGGTTGCGAAGCTGGCCGGCTCGGACCCCGCGCAAGCGATCGCTGACCAGGTCGCCGACTACTGGAACGGCGATATGCAAACCTCGCTGATCCTGATGCTCAACGGCGTGATTGCCTCGAACCTCGCGAACAACGGCGGGGATATGGTCATCAACGTGGCGAACGACGCGGCCCTCGTCAACGGCGGTATCCCGGCCGCAAACAAGATCGGTTCCGACGTCGTGCTCGCGG